ATCAACAAGCTTAACACCGTTGAGGAACACATCAAGGTAGCCCGCCTGATAGCCACCAGTAGCGAAGCTAGTCTGTGAAGCTGTAGCAGTGAATGTCTGCCGTGTCTGTGTGGCCTGTGGGACTGGCTGTGTGCCAATGTATCCTGACATTATACTGCCTCCAATGCTGTGACCCGTGCTTTCAGGTCAGCTATTTCTGTGAGTGCCTCTTGCAGTGCAGCAGTCAGCAATGGCACAAGCTTGCTCTGGTCAATGCCTTGATAGTCAGGGACACTGCGAGTAACCATGACAGCTTCAGACACAAGGCGCTGCTCTGTGCGTTCTGCTTCAAGCTCATTGCCTTCTTCGTCAAGCACTGCGGGGATGACTACATCCTCATAGACAGCAGGTGTGACTTCATACTCCTCAGTTATCATTGCATCTTTTGTGCCACGAACCGCCTCTGGGACAACTTCCTGCGCTTCGTGAGCAAGGAATCCATCGACACGAGAACCGTCAGCCTTCCATGCAAAGTTTACAGGGTTCAGTGCAAGAACACGGTCAGATGCACCGACCATCGGCTGCACGTCTTCTTTCAGGCGGTAGTCGGATGATGTTGTGTAAGATGTGGCTGTCGTTGTGTAATCAATAGACCCAACATCAGACCCAGCAGAATTTAGGAATCTAACCGCCACACCTGTTGTTGTATATCCACGACATAAAAGGTTGTACCCACTACCGCTTGCGCTGCCAACTAAATATCCAGTGTAGGATGTGCCAGAGTTTCCTTGAATCGTTAATGTTGCGTTATTAACTGTCGTTCCCAACAACAGGCTTCCCGCTGAATTGATGCGCATGGCTTCGGAGCCTGCGACCGAAAAACCCAGAACGTTAGGTAGTCTAAACATTCCCAAAGAGCTATCAGCAATAAAGGAGTAGTCTGGTGTGGCAGCACTAAATGTAGACCCAACATATATAGAACCTGTAGCCCCTACGTCACCCTCCACCCTCAAAGGATAGTTAGCCGAAGTCGTCCCAATACCTACGTTGCCCGATGAGTCGATGCGCATACGTTCTGTGCTGTCAGTATAAAACGCCATTGGCTTTGCGCCAGTGCCATATAAACCAACTGTCGTATTACCAGATGTCATAGACAGTGTGCCAGCCGTAGCCGCATCACTACGGTCTACACGGACAGAAGCGGTTGCCCCACTACTCTGAACATGAACAACCGTACCGCCAACAGAGCCAGCACTAGGCGAACTCGTCCCAATGCCTACGTTGCCCGAAGCATCCAGCGTCATAGCTGTGGCAGACGCATTGTCGTCGATGCCTTGGCTCGTGAAACTTCCACCAACAGTCAGATTACCACCAATCTCTGCATTGCCAACAACGTCAGCAGCAGTAGTGCTAAGGAGTACGGCCTTAGTGCCTAAGTACCCAGCCATTATGATTGCTCCAGAACCGAGAGGATAACGTCAGCACTTGTGGCTGTATCCGATGTGACTACTACAGTCTCAGTCGTCTTAACCACTAGCTTGCCATCTAGCACAGACAGGGCTGAGTTAGCAGGAATGGGTGCGCCCTTGATGACGTAGACGCCAGCCACCTGCACATCTACAGCAATCTGTGAGGCTGAGGTGTTAGCCACCTGCAATCCCACAATCGTGCCAGTAGTAGAAGCAGGGACAGTGTAGACTGTGACGGGTGATGTGCCAGCGCTGGCAGTTGTGTAGTTGGTCAATACGTTGGGCATGATGTTATCCTTGGTCGGTATTATTTCTGTGGCTCTGTGTCAGTATCAACCGAGAGCAATGGCAAACACAATAGCTGCGTCTTCTGCTAGAGCAGCACTTGCGGCTGCATTGGTTTCACTTGTGGCTGCGTTTGATGCTGAAGTAGCCGCATTGGTCTCGCTCGTTGCAGCGTTAGTCTCAGACGTAGCAGCGTTGGCCTCACTGGTCGCCGCATTGGACTCGGCTGTCTCTGCGTTCGCCTCGCTAGTGGCTGCATTTGTCTCACTGGTAGCGGCAGCAGACGCACTGGAGGCCGCATTGCTCTCGCTTGTGGCGGCGTTGCTTGCGGAGGTGCTGGCAGAACTAGCTGAGCTTGCAGCGTTGGTCTCAGATGTAGCGGCAGCGCTCTCTGACGCAGCGGCAGCAGTCTCACTCGCTGCGGCGTTAGCTTCACTGGTAGCAGCAGCGGAGGCAGAGGCTGCGACCGTTGACTCAGATGCAGCGGCGTTAGCTTCACTGGTTGCCGCATTAGTTTCGCTCGTGGCCGCAGCTAATGCAGATGCAGCCGCATTTGTCTCAGACGTAGCAGCATTAGCCTCACTGGTCGCCGCATTGGACTCGGCTGTCTCTGCATTCGCCTCAGCAGTTTCAGCCGCCGTCTGTGCGGCCTGCGCGGCAGTTGCGGCAGTCGTTGCAACGCTTTCTGGAGAAACCCAAGCTGTGCCTGAATAGAACTTCAGGACATCATCTGTTGTGTTGAAGTAGATGTCACCCTCAGTCAGCGGGTCGCCATCATTGTCAACAGTCGGATCAGATGCTTTCGGCCCAAGATACTGATCGCCGAACTGGTCAAATATGCTCTCAGTTGCAGCTTGTGCAGCTTCAGCCGCAGCCTGCGCCGCCTCAGCATCGGTCACAGCGGCATCAAGGCCGACCGTGATGTCATCTGAAACGTAGCCAATGCCATCATTCGATGTGAACGTGAACCTGCCAGTCTCTGTGCTGTAAGTCACACCAGTCCAGCCGTCACCTTTCGGGCCACGACCAGCAGACACCTCAAGCTTGGCGTAGGTTGATCCGTCCGTCAATGATACCACATCAGGGGCCGCTGCGTTGCTGATGCTAACTGTATAAAGCGCCATTCTCAGTCCCTCGTGATGTCTTTGATGACGTCAATGAAAAACGTCTGAGATGAGTTCACCTCGCCTCCAAGCTCAATAAACTCAATGTCGCATGAGTATTTCTGAATACCCCAAGTTTCAGTTTGCGCGGCGGTAGCCGAGAGACTAAATGCGCCTGCACCAGCGTCCGTTTTGGTGACTGTCAGGGCTTGCAGTAACACATCATCAGAACCACGCACTTGCGAGGTGATAGTAAAGCTGGTGATGTCAACGGCATTGCCCTCATTCTCAAGAGTGCATGACAGCTCGAAAGTGTCTCCGCGCTTATGTGTGATTGTCGCCATTGTCGGCCTCTCGTGTGGGTTGCGGAAGTATAGCGGTTTTTATGGGCTTTGGGTAGGGGGGTTAGGCCATACCATATTGAGGGGATCATCTGTGTTAGCGGGCAGGTCTCGCAACTCTTGGCGATATACCGCCCATGCAGCCTGATCTACTGGAGCGTCAGGCAGTTGTGTCCAGTCGGAAGCGGATAATTTTCTATCTCGCTCAATCCTAAACAGCACCCAATGGTCAACACCTTTTTCTTGCTTTTCAAGGGGGATTGGCTTCTTATCTCGCACAATAAACTTATCATCACTGTACTCGCCCTCAATGAATGAAAAGCCTTCTTTCGGGGTGAAAGCTTCATCCGTAACAACGATGCGAGAGATTAAGCCCGTTTCTGAATTATATTCCGTAAACGATGTCATCTGCGATACTCCGTAGCCACAATTTGCCGTTGAGAAACGTATTGAATCCCACTGTAAGTGCTGAACGCACCGCTGATTCTCTTGGCTTGAAATTTGAACACAGTTGTCGCAGGACTTTCGTATGAGCCATCGGCCACCCCCTGATAGGGTATCATAACTGTGTTTGGCAAAAGAACACTCGTGCCAGCCCACCCAGCACACGCATCTATCGTTGCCACCTCCACTCCGTTCTTGAGTATCCTAAATGCGGCATACAGGTAAGTATTCAAGTTGCAAGAACACATAACAACTATTTTACCGCCTCGTGTCGTCATCGTGACTTCTTGAATGTCAGAGAACGAAGTAGATAACGCGCCCGTTGTTCCAGACGTAATCGCACTGACAGTGTTTGTGATGTCACCGTTTACAATTCGCCTAACATCAAGCTCCCCAGTCGTTATTTTTACTGCGTCCAAGTTTTCTATCTTGGCGTTGGTAATAGCACCGTTGGCTATGTTGGCTGTATCGACTTGAATTGTGCCAAGGTTGGCCGTAATAGCCGACAACTCAGACACATTTAGCTTATCTGCTGTGACCTGCCCCGCAGCAATCTTGGAGGCCACAATCGCGTTAGCCGCAATCTTGTCGGTAACAACAGCGCCAGCAGAAATTTGATTTGCCGTTACTGAATTGGTTTGCAGCTTCGGTGTTGAGATACTGCCGCTTGCGATCTTTGTCTCAGTTACAGAGCCGTTCTCAATTCCAGCATAAAGCTCACTCGACCACGCCGAACCTGTCCAGCGATACAACCTGTTGTTTGTCAGCAGGAATACAATCTGCCCCTCAAAATCACCCGATGCTGGCAGTGAGTTGACAGGTGTAACGCCTGCCTGCTCAATCGTCTCAAGCAGACTTGCAGTAAGGTCTGCGCCCTCGATCAACGCGGTTGTGGCTGAGACTGGCCCGACAAAAGCTGACGGGTTGCCAGATAGATCAACTGAGCGCACCCAGTAAAAGCGGGTGGCGTTGTTTGACAGGTTCGCACGGATAAACTCGTTGCCAGATGTCTTGCCAATGCTTGATGCACTACCCAAGTCGCTGGTCGTGTTTTCGTAAACCTCGACTTGGCTGAAGTCATAATCAGTCGGGGTATCAAACGATACCGTGATGTATTTATATCCGCCCGCCGCCGAAAGGTTTGTCGGGACAGCGGGAGGCACAACATCTCCGCCCCCAGTAAAGGTGACGGAAGCAAAAGGGCCGCGATAACCGTTCGCTGAAACAGCGCGAACCCTGAATGTGTATTCCACGCCATCAATAATTGGTGAAAGCTCAATCGCGCTTTCGGATGTGAAGGTTGAACTATATGATGTGTCCGCAGTCGGCTTCCACTGCACCTCATACCGCTCAAGGTAGGCGTTCGTGACGTCCGACCAGTCCACAATCGCTGTTGAAATGCGCGTGCCATCGCTTTGTGTCAGACCGCCTTCATTGACTGACAACCCCAAGATGCTCATGCCAGCCGTGTAGACAGGCAGCGTTGTGTTGTTGGCAATGATTGCAGTTTCTTCTGCGTTCCAGTCAAATGCCGCCGCGCTTGTCTCTTGCAGGGCTAGGTTTACCCGAAGGTCACCCGCATCTTGATTTGACTCAAAGCGCCAGCCCATGACCTCAAACTCTTTGCCGTCAAAGCCATAGCGCTCGTTATCAAATGCAATGATGTCTCCGACCTCGATGTCAAAAGCATTCAGGCCAAAGTCAGCAGAAATGCTGATCTGCTCACGGGCGCGGTAAAGCGTCAGCTTGGCAAGGCGCTGCGCCGCAGAGGCCGAAGTCGTGAAGGGCAAGGGCAGGTCAAGCATAAGCTCGTCACCGCCATCCTCGGCCTTGAATATGTCGCTCTGGATCGGCGGGTAGTCAGCCGTGATAAAGTCCTGTTCGGCATCGTTGAATGTGCCGCTGACACCGTTAAAGCTGTCACGCATGGATGTGCGCGTCTTCATGGAGATTGGCCCACGAAGGTCATCAAGTGTCAGAGTTTTGACAGGCGAGCTATACGCTCCAACCTTGAGTTTCCAGTAGCCAGAACCCCAGAACAGCGTGCCAGCGCAGGCTGTTGACATGTCGCCAAGCACTTTGCCAATGGGCGAGCTTGATTTGACAATGCCGTTGATCGCGTAACGCTTTTCCGTCCCACTGCCAGACAAAGCGACATTCTCATCGCTTTCGTTGGCCGCGACTGAAAAGCTCACATCGTCAATCGCGCTGTCATTCAGGCCATACTCGCTGGCAATAAAGTCACGCATACAGAGCGCCGCGTTGTTGCTGTAAGCCGTAGTGTCAGTGCGCGGATCGTAAACTTTCTTGCCTTGAATTTTAGCCGTTACCAGCGGCAGGCCGTTGGCAAATACGTCTTGGTCATACTCATAGCGCACATAGAGGTAGGCAATTCCGTTGCCGACGAAGGTTGACCCGGCAGAAGTCTCATTTGCCAAATCAGCATCAGCCGTGGTCTGATCCCCAAGATGCTTGCGAATGCGGATTTTTGGGTTGCCCTCATCATCCTCCCAGCTGCCTGTCGTGACAAAGCCAGTTGAGGCGTTCCACGGGACAACTTCGTCATTAATATAGATGTCGCCAATGGCGTTGACCTCATGGCCAGCCAGCGCAATGACTTGGTGCAGGTATTTGTTTTCCTCGCCAGTGCTCTCATAGAACACAACAGTGCCGCCCTTGCGGACCTCACCGTAAACGAAGTCGGCAGGCGAAGTGGCGTTGCGCTCGTTGACCAGCGTGCCCTGTGAGCCGAAGGAAGAGAAGTCAGGCTGAGGCATAAGGGCAGAAATTGCCCAAGATGTCGCAACAGAAATACCGATTGTGGCCACTGCGGTAAACAGAAGCGCACCAGCAGTACCAAGTCCTAGAGTGGTGGTGGCGAATGCAAATATAGACACTGGATCGCGCGGAACCCGATCCCAGTCGTTCCAGTGCTTTACGGTCAAGTCACCTAGTCTGTATTTCATGCCTTAACCCACGCTGATTCAATGTCGTCCATTGGCAGGTATATCACACCCACCTTGTCCAAGAAAGCGCACTTGCTGCCTGCGCAAACACCCATCGCCACACCTGTTATCCACTTGCGGGCCTTCTTTGTCGTTACCAGCGCCCCTAAAGGTGGCACATGTTCGATCCGCTTTAGCTTGTCATCAACAGCCCTGCTGAAGTCGTTATAGCCGAACTCCTGCTTTAGCTCTTTGCGGCGCAGCACCCTGTTGCCATCCATGTAGCGCCCCAGCCAGTCATCCGCCCAGCCCGTGCCATACATGGCCCTGTAAGCATCATTGGTGAACGTCAGGCAGTCATGGCTGCCCCAAGTAAAGGGAGCAGTGCTCACGGCCTTCAGATAGGCGCTCAGGCGTTCTCTCGGCCCCATACAATATCCCTATCCTGCAAGTCGGCCACAAACGAGAAGAACGTGTCTCCGCTGTGGCGAGATTGGTGACTGCCTTCGGTATAACGCCAGTTGGATGCCTTTTCCAGCCGCACAAGCTTGCTCTCAACCGTCAGCGTAATTGTGCTTGTGTCGCCGCCATCCTCAATGTCCATCACATCCATGCGGCCACTGAAGACCTCGATGGGTGTGGTCGTGTCGGTCGTCCCGAAGTAGACCTTTGCGGGTCTGTTTTTATACGGCTCTTGAAGTGCGAGTGAAATTAGATCGGCAGGTACGCCCGAAAGCTGCAACGTGATCCGCTTTGATGAAAGGTCATTCACCTCCTCAAGCCCGCTGATGTTGAGCAGGTTGCCAGTTCCAAGGTAAGCCTCGCCGCCAATCGTGCGGTCGCCGTAGCCAGTCCAGAAGCGCACAGGGGCGCTGTCAAACAGCATCTCAACGGCATAGAAAGGATAGACCTCTGGCTGGCTAAGTGCTGTCAGGAGTGAAACTGGCGTGCTGCGGGTCATATCGCCTCCATCGCACTGAAGCTGATGCTGTAAATACCTTGGCTATCCGATGGTCGCGTGATTGAGTTACCAGAAAGTCGGAAGTTTCCAACCGTATCGCTTGCTGCAATAGCGCCACTGCGTGTGCCTCGAATGTGCGGCCAAATCTCCAAGGTCACATTCCCGCCCGCGTCTGTGCTGGCATCCTGCAAAACCTTATGCAGCGTTGCGCTGGAGCCAGTGCCGATCTGGATGTAATCGCCAGCCAGCAGCCAGCCTGTCTTGCTTGCTGATGCACCCGTGACGCTGATTGTTCCGCCGCTCTGATCTGTGATGATAGGCGTTCCCAAAAAGGTAGACGCCAAGCCGCGCGACCTGCACCCCAGTGAGTCGCCAATAAGAAAAGTCCCGACCTGCCCTCGCAGAGATGTCAGAAAGGCTATCCAAGGCTCCGCCTCGGAGCGCTTCATTGGCCTAAGCGTGGCGTCAAGCTGCCACATCTGCCCTGAGTAGGCGTGCGCCTGCCCAGCAAAGGTAAACGGGCTTTGAGAGTATGCCACGGCGTTCTGGGCAGTCAGGCTAAATTGAATGAAGCGACCCGTGCTTGGGACGCTGAGGGGGTAGGTGAGGGCCATTATCCGAACGCCTTTCCATATGATCCGCCTTGGCGCTTGGCGTCCATGACAGCGGCTTTTGATGCCTCGACAATTTTTGGCAGCATCGCGTTGATCTCAGCACGGTTTACGCCATTGCCGAATGTATTGTTTTGAATGACAGTCACGCCTCCATCACCACCGCCGCGCTGCATGTTGTTTGTTTGTGCGGCGCTGAGGACGCGACCATCGACCTTGGGGACGAAAAGCTCCCGCCCGTGCTCGCCAGTCATATATGCGTCACCGGCCGAAACAGACCGACCAGAGGCCGCAGGGCGAAGCTGTGGACGCAAGCTCGTGCTTGGCGCAAGGCTACTGCCGCCTGTGATTGCTCCAGAGATGGCCCCGACAATCTGCTGCACAACAAGCACCCGATAAAGCTCTTTGATAATCTCAGCAGCCATAGACCTGAATGCGTCCTTTGCGGATGCCGTGCCGTCAATCATAGACATGAAGGCACTCTCCATGCTGCCCTCAACGGTCTGCATGACGCTACCCAGTTTGTCAGCGTCAAAGCCTAGGGATTGAAGCGCTGGGGATGCGTCTAGCATCTTTTGCATCAAAAGGTCATACTGCTCTGCGGCGCTAAGCGTCTCTTCTTTTACCGCCTTTGTCGCCGTCTTTGCCTTCTCAATAGGGTTGAGAATTTTGCTGGCATTGATTGCAGCCTCTTCCCACGCCTTGCCAAGCTCGAAAACAGCGTCAAATTGCTCAACGGTCACATCTTTGCCAGACGCGTAAAGGTCATTCAGAATTGAATTTTCATACGCAAGGCGTTGTCTCTCAATACGCTCGCGCTCAGCAGCCTGAGCAGTCATAGATTGAAGGCGGGCTTTCTCTTTCATCGCCTCAACTTCACTGCGCAGATTATTGACACCGCTTGTTGCCGATTCTTCGGCGGCTGCTTGAGCTTGCTTTCTGGCAATAGCATTGGCCAGTTCCGACTCGGCTTTTGCCAAGTCCCGCGCAAATGTAAGAGCTTGATCTGAGTTTGCGCCGTATCTCTGCACGTTTTCGTTATAAGCGGCCTGTGCTTGCCCTACCTTTGAAAGCTCT